AATAAAACAGGACAAAAAAGACCATTTTGCAAAAAAATGTTAGCGGCAAAAAAACTGTATCGTAAGGAAGATATTTTAAGAATGTCAGATAAAACTGTAAATGATTATTACTACTCTGATAGACAAGGAAAGAATATTGGCTGGGGTCCAAGAGGTGCTTTAAAATATTCTATATGGTTGTATAAAGGGGGTGGTAATTGCCAGCATTTTTGGTTAAGACAAATATACAAGACTAAACTAGGTATATCAGTAAGTACAAAAATAAAAGATGCAGATTTAATAGGATATACTAAAGCAAGAAGTGAAGGTTTTACAGCTAAAAAGAATGATAATTTAGTAGCTAAACCACCAAAAAGAATGAAGAACAAAGGATTTTTAGAACCAAGATAACTATGTCATACGTATTATTTATATCAGAAGAAAAATTAAAAGATTCAACAGCAATAAATCTTAATGTAGATGTTGATTTATTATTACCTTATGTTTTACAAAGCCAACGTATATATGTAAAAACTAAAATTGGTAGTGATTTATACTCTAAATTAGAAGCAGATATAATTGCAGGAACACTTGCAGGTGCTTACAAAACTTTAGTAGATGACTACATAGCAGAATTTTTGCCGTCAATGGCTTTCTATCATGCAATACCGTTTTTAAGATTTAAAGCAGAAAATGGTAATATATATAGTAAAACATCTGAAACAGGCACAGCAATAACAACAGAAGAAGCCCAACATTTACGTGAAGAAGTTAGAAATTATGGTGAATACATGATGGAAAGAATGATTGATTATATTTGTAATAATACTGGTAGTTTTCCTGAATATTCTACAAATAGTGGTGCAGATGTTTCACCAAATAAAAACGCGTTTTATACAGGTTTAAACCTTGAAAGACCAACACAAGGACCTGAACTAACATTAAGAGATTTTTTAACATCTGATTTAACGTAATGAAGAAAAGATATAAAGTAAAAAATATAAATAAAACTAAACTAAAGACTTACTTAAAGACAAAAAATAATAAAGATGAAAGAAATACAAGACACAGTACAGGTAGGAATAGCTAACGGTAGTGCAATTGGTATATCATTAGTAGAAGCAAATGAATACTTAACTTTTCTTTCACTTAGTTTAGCAATTGCATTTACAATATATAAATTTATAAGATATGAGTCCAAAAAAACGCAAGATAGGGAGTAAAAACCCAAAATATAAAAAAGAAAAAACACAAGAAGATAATGCTGTTAAAACGCTTGTGGCTGAAGTTAAAGGTGCTAAAGTGTATACTGTTTCTTATAAATATGAAACAAAACTTATTACCAAATAAAAACAATTTGGACTTAAAGTATTTTAAACTTTCTGAATTTGACAGTCCAGATGAACCTGGTTCTGGTTCTAAAATGGATAAAGACTTTCTTGAAAAACTAGATTATGCACGTGGTAATGCTGGTGTACCTTTCAAAATTAATAGTGGTTATAGAACTAAAGAATGGAATCTTAAAGTAGGTGGGCGCGTTGGTTCTAGTCATTTAAAAGGACTTGCAGTTGACATACATTGCAATAATAGCAGAGATAGAGCCTTGATTATCAATGCTTTGATGGAGGTTGGTGTTAATAGATTTGGTATTGCACGTACTTTTATACATTGTGATGTTGACAAAAACAAAGACCAAGATGTAATATGGTTATACAATTAAAATAAATTTAAAAACTAAAAATAAATAAAATGGATAAATTACTTAAAAACTTTCTAATCGGTAAAATTTTAAAATCAAAAAAAGCATGGTATACTATTACAGCTATACTAGTGCAATTTTTAAATGAATCATTTGGACTTGACCCAGAACAAACTTCTGCAATTATGCATTCTTTAATTGCTCTAGTAATAGGTCAAGGTATTGCAGATAGTGCAAAGAAGTAACAGATATAGATTAAAACCACACGAGATAGCTATTCTAAATAGAATACGTGAAAAAGAAGTGCGCAACGTATTAGTAATAGGCGACTTACACGAACCATTTTGTTTAGATAGCTACCTTGACTGGTGCATAGAACAATATGAAATTTATCAATGTAATCAAGTTATTTATATTGGAGACTGCTGCGATAATCATTTCAGCTCTTATCATGAAACTAGTGCTGACGGTATGGGTGGTGCTGATGAGTTGGAACTTACTATTAAAAGGATTTCAAGATGGTATAAAGCTTTTCCAGAAGCTAAAGTAATAATTGGTAATCATGACCGTATGATTATGAGAAAAGCACAAACAAGTGCAATACCAAGTAAATGGATAAAATCATATAAAGAAGTACTTGAAGTGCCTAAATGGGATTTTGTAGACCATTACATACAGGACAATGTATTATACCAACATGGTGAAGGTGGTACTGCAAGGACTGCTTGTAAGAATCACATGATAAATGTAGTGCAAGGTCATTTACATACACAATGTTATACAGAACACTATGTAGGTAAAAATTTTAGAGTTTTTGGCATGCAAGTAGGTTGTGGTATAGACTTTAGTAGTTATGCAATGGCTTACGCTAAGTATGGAAAAAAGCCTGCAATAGGATGTGGAGTTGTTTTAAATAATGGTACATTACCTATCAACCTTTTAATGCCTTTATAATGAAATTAAAAGATTCTACTAAATTATCTTTATTTTATATACTATTAATTATAATAGTTTTATTTATTAGCTTATAACTATAACCGTTTAGTTGTTTAAGGCACTTTCTTAACTTATTAATAGTAATATACTAGACAAGACTTAAAGTCGCTTATATAGTAAACAGTTTATAAACAATATAATTGTTAATAACTTTGTAAATAAAGTTGTGAATAATTGTGTGAATAACTAAAAAGTTGTATATTTGCATCATAATTAGTTCATTGAAATAAAGTAAACGAGGAAGCATTTAAGTATTGTTTGTTAAAATTGTAATAAAAAAACTTGACACCGTAACTCGTTGAGCCTC